CGCATAACATTGTCGAGGAAGACTTCACCCCGCGCAAGCGGAGCAGGCTTTGAGGGAGAGCCATAGGTAACTTAAATCTCCCTTTCCCTTTGGGGATACTTGTCCGACAGAATTGAAAGGGCTAAGGTGCTTACCTCCCCATAGCTAAAGCTAGGGGTATCTCGCACCAATTTTGATGACAAAATACTGGTTATTTACGGGACCCTACTATTATGCCTCAGCAGCGCTTGGTGATCTAGATGGCGTATTCGATAGCCTTGAAAGCGCTAAAGAGGCGTGGGATGGGGAGTCCGACTGGGCATACATTGCGGAGATTGCAGACTGCGATTCGACTGAAAATGCCTGGTTTGCCCGAACTGGCGAATTTGAGCCTGGTTGGTTCAAAAGCGATAATAACTCTCCGAGCCTAAGCCAGAGCGGTTGATTTTTAGACAAAAAAGAACACCCCATCGCGGGGTGTTTTCGATTCCGGATTTCAGTGAACGGGTTAACGGCAACCTCGTGCGTTTTCTGCATACGTTTACGGATTGCCGAGAATAAGTCTTATCAATCTATCGTAGGCAGTTTCCGCTTTCGCTATCATCACTGTCTCCCGTGTTGATGATGCTTACTACCTTCAATACCACAAACGCCCCAATAGAAAAGGACGCAACCTGGCTAATTATCGCAGGAAGGCGCAAAACGGTAATAACTGCTACTAGAGCCACGCCTAGAATGATGTACCCCGCAAAGATACCTATATTACTTTTGAGTGTCACTTTTACACCTTTTCGCGTGTGCCTGTAATCACTTTGAACATCTCATCCTCCGCATTCAGGTTAACCAGTGCGCTAGAATCCACGAGGACGGCAGCGCCGGATGCGTTCACGACGAACAAAGTATCTGGGTCCATTCTACCAGAAAATAGCAAACTGTAGGGGTTGGGAACGGCGGTATGAAAAGTGGCGAAACGTAACCCTGTTTTTCGTTTTGTAACAATGGTCACGGGGAAAAGTGTATTGCTCATAAGGGGATATTCTCCGTTTGTGGGGTAGATCAATTATAGATCAATTGTCCGTAAATTAAAACGCTGAATTTCGTAAACAAAGCACCAATTTTATATTAACTTTTTATCAATAGACACACTTGTTAAAACAAGAATATTTGTGCTACAATAAACGCAATATTGAGCGCCTTGAGCGCCGCAACGTATATTTAACGAGAACGCCACAGAGTGTCTAACATTCTGTGGCGTTTTTTGTTTGGGGCAAATGTGAACGAAATCGACCATAGGCCAACGTTAACCAATCGCATATCCCGTGTTGTCCGTGAACTGGTAGACACGCCGCCGCGCATTGTCAAGCACTGGAGTATCCGCTGGCGCAACATCAGCCCGACGAAAGACATCGGGCGGGTGGGGTATGGCTTTTGGGATCGGGCGCGGCATGGCAAGGCGGCAGGCCTAGAGATTTCCGGCCTGCTGCTCAAGCCACTGGAAAGCAAGATAGCCAGCTATGTGCTTGGTGAAGCCCCAACCTTTAAACTTCAAAACAAGGATGCCGAAATTAGCCTGAATACGTGGATGGCTGACCAGCATACCGACATACTGGAAACCTATCAACACGCGCTTGGGTTAGCTGACTTCTATATCATCTTTAATGGTGATGGCGCGATCACCCCAAAATCTCCCGACATCGCAACACAGATAGTAGACCCAAACGATTACAGCAAGATCATCGGTTGGACGTTTACCGAAGTCATCCCGCATCCCGAAAGTTTGTCCACGATGCGAATAGAAGACTCGTATACGGCACTAGAGCGCGTCCGCGTGGTAACGGTTAACGGAAAAACGGCAACGACGGTTTACCCAAATCCGTTGAAACGGATACCTGTCGTGCATGTAGCGAATAATCCGAGCGCGAATGAAGTATTTGGTAGGCCGGAAGGCGAGGCGCTTGTCACCCTGCTGCACAAGTACGGGGATGTGATGGACGCTGCGATCAAGGGAAATATCCGTCAAGGTCGCCCAACCCCCGTCATTGAAAAGATGGGCGACGCTCAGCAAGTCGAAAACTTTTGGACGCTCATGGGCAAACGGCAGAATCAGACGGACGACGATGGCACGACGCACGAATACACCGAAGTCAATTTTGATGCTGACCTGCTTGTCACCCTTTGGGGGGATGCAGTGTTCAACTGGAAATCTCCATCCGGCTTTATTGGCGAAACAGAAAAATTACTCGGTCTCCTGTTTTACTTGTTGGTAGAGCATACCGAAGTCCCCGAATACGTGTACGGGAATGCGATAGCCAGTAGCAAGGCATCCGCCGAAGCGCAAGCCGACCCGTTCCATCGCTTCATCCAAAAGAAACGCGGACAGGCTGCGGGATGGCTGACCCAACTCGCCGCCCTACGGGTCGCCTATCAAGGTTTGATTGACTCCCGCCAGCGCACGGATGAGATGCCGACGGTTAACTGGAAACCGTTATCACAGGAAGCGGCGGCCTTACGAGTTGAGGCAGCAACGGCAGCGCGACAAGACGGCAGTATAGACCGCGCAACCTACCTTGCCCTCCTGCCGCTGGACATCGAAGACCCGGCGGCGGTAGTTGAGAAGGCCAAACAGGAAACCGCTGATGAGGCGGACGCAATGCGCGACCCAACGGAAACCGCAATCCAGAATTTGTTAACCAAGCCGGAAACGGCTGACAACGCCCTATAAGGCATAAACAGGAGTAGTAAGAAATGGCAAACGCAATGTATGGTAAGGGTCGTGAGGGATTTGCAAACGCGGCTGTCAATTGGCTATCTGACGACATTCGCTGCATCCTCATTGATGCCGCTGATTACACACTTTCGATTGATACGCACGATTTTCTAGACGACATCCCGGCTGGCGCACGAGTCGCAGTTTCCGGTAACTTGGTAAACAAAACCAATGTGCTGGGTGTTTTGGATGCTGACGACGTGACGTTTACCAGCGTGACTGGCGACCCGTCGGAAATGCTGGTTATCTATAAGCATACGGGTGTTGAGGCAACCAGCCGCCTGCTCGTGAGTTTCGACACGGCGGTGGGGCTTCCTGTAACACCTAACGGCGGCAATATTACGATCACCTTTGATTCGGGCGTAAACAAGATTTTCAAACTATAGCCCGTCTCGTTTGGAAGAGGTGACTAATGGCATCTGGGGAAACACTTATCGCTTGGAATGCGTGGGACGGTTATCCGCCGTCCGCTAACTTCGCTACCCAAGACTTCCGTAACGGGCATCCCGTGATGGACTTTGATGATACGACTGATGAAACGCTGATTTTCGTCGGTATCATGCCGCGTCACTATGCCAACGGTGGGGTGACAATTACGTTGATTTGGATGGCAACAACTGCGACCTCAAATACATGTCGTTGGGAAACCGCCTTTGAGCGCGATGAAGACGGCGGGACGGACTTGGATGCCGATTCCTTTGCCACTGCAAACAGTGCGGGGGGTACAGCACCCGCTACCAGTGGCGCAGCGCGTTATACCACCATCGCGCATACCAGCGGCGCACAGATGGATTCCGTCGCGGTAGGCGAGCGTTTTCGTTTACTTGTACGCCGTGACGCAAACGGGACAACGGGTACGGATAACGTGAGCGGGGATGCGGAGCTCCTTAACGTAGAAATCCGAGAGACGTAGCTCATGGCAAGAGGTTTCGGGACGACTTTTGGCGTTGGGTCAACAGATGCCTTAACGCTCGGCGAAACCGTCAACAATGGTGTTGTCACTGTTTCGGCAGTCGTTTTCCGTAATGGCGGCGGCGGCGGCGGAACGGGTCGCGTCTTCAACAAAACCAGCGAAATGAATATCAGTGTGCAGTCGGGAACCAGCCGACTGCGTTTTTTGCGTAACTGGACTTCGGGTAACGGGGAATGGGAAGCGACCACTACTACGATTGACACGGGGTCTATTTACCATGTCCTCGTCACTTATAATTCCGGGTCAACTGCAAACGACCCCACCATCTGGATTAACGGCACATCGCAGTCAATAACGGAAATCGCGGCTCCAGGTGGCACGAGAACGTTTACAGGCAATGCCTACGTCGTGGGTAACACTTCTGGCGGCACAGGAAACTGGGATGGCTGGTTAGCTGAATTCGCAGTCTGGACACGCATCCTGAGCGCCAGCGAAATTAGTACACTGGCGCAATTTGCTGCCCCAATGCAGATTCCTAGCGGCCTATTCTTGTATATGCCATTGGTGCGCGAAGCGAATAACTTAGAGAATAATAGCGTCACGACGGTGACGGGTACAGCGGTGCAGCCGCATCCGCGCATCATCCCATTCCGGTCATCCGCGCTTAAAATCCCGTCGCTGCCGATCACCCAAGTTTTATCCCCAACAGGTATCGCCAGCGGCGAAGCGTTTGGGACGCTGACCGTCACGACGGGCAATGTCAATATCGCCCCAACGGGCATTGCATCAGGTGAGGCGTTTGGAACGCTAACCGTTACGACGGGCAATGTCAATATCGCTCCAACGGGCATTGCATCAGGCGAGGTGTTTGGGACGTTGGCCGTTACGACGGGCAATGTCAATATCGCTCCAACGGGTATCGCCAGCGGCGAAGCGTTTGGAACGCTAACCGTTACGACGGGCAATGTCAATATCGCTCCAACGGGTATCGCCAGCGGCGAAGCGTTTGGAACGCTAACCGTTACGACGGGCAATGTCAATATCGCCCCGTCGGGTATCGCATCAGGCGAGGCGTTTGGGACGCTTACGGTTACGACGGGCAATGTCAATATTGCCCCGACGGGTATCGCATCAGGCGAGGCGTTTGGGACGCTTACGGTTACGACGGGCAATGTCAATATCGCCCCAACGGGCATTGCATCAGGTGAGGCGTTTGGAACGCTGACGGTTACGACGGGCAATGTCAATATCGCCCCAACGGGCATTGCATCAGGTGAGGCGTTTGGAACGCTGACGGTTACGGTTAGCACGACGATTACAGTTAGCGGCATCCCATCCGGTGAAGCCTTCGGAACGATCACCGTCACAACTGGCAACGTGAGCATCGCCCCAACAGGTATTGCATCAGGCGAGGCATTTGGTAATGCAGTCATCACCACTGGCAATGTTGACATCGCCCCGACTGGTATTGCATCCGATGAAGCGTTTGGGACGCTGGTAGTCACGACTGGCGCTGTAAATATTGCACTGACGGGTATCGCATCAGGTGAAGCGTTTGGGAATATCCTCGTTACGGTTGGCAATGTTGACATCGCCCCAGAAGGTATCCCGTCATCAGAATCCTTTGGGGCTGTCACAGTCACGACGGGTAACGTTGATATCGCGTTAACTGGCATCCCCAGCGGTGAAGCCTTTGGGTTGCCGACAGTCGCACTCAGCAGCGTAAGTATTAGACCCATCGGCATCCCGTCGGGCGAAGCATTTGGGGCGTTGGTTGTCACGACTGGCAACGTCAACATTGCGCCCATCGGCATCCCGTCGGGCGAAGCGTTTGGCCTGTTCACTGTAGACATTTACGAGGAAACAGGGACGGCGACCTTGAGCGAAGCACGAGTCCATAAAGCGATAACGAGCGAAGTGATATGACAACACAAACAGCACAGATTTATGATGTCGGGGACTTGGTGACGTTAAAAGTCAGCTTTCGCGTTGGCACGATCAATACTGACCCGACAGTTATAACCCTGAAAGTCAAGAATCCTATTGGCTTAGTCACCTTGTACACCTATGGCGTTGACAGCGGATTGCTTCGTAATGCGATTGGGGACTATCAGTTTGACCTCATCGTGGATACCGAAGGGGATTGGTGGTATCGCTGGCAGGGGACTGGAAGCTGTGTGGCAGCAGAAGACCGTCGTCTTTATGTGCGCGACAGCGTTTTTATATCCTGATGAGGGCTGATTAAGTGGCGATTATTAATATATTTCCCGGTGATAGTTGGACAACCAAGTTCAATACATCCGCCGTTGGAGATACGATAAACATCAAAACAGGTGTGCATCGTGAGCAAACAGGTTCGCCAAAAGCAAACCAGATTGTTCTCTTTGAAAAGGGCGCTGTTGCCAACGGGTCACGGGTTTTTTCCTCGTGGACGGTTGCCGGGGCAACTTGGTACACGACGGGCGTAAGCCGCTCGGTGCAGCAAGTTGAGACCATCGGGGCGTTTACGCCAAGTCAGCCGGGGTATCGTGCAGCGTGGAACATTGATGTCTATATTGATAATGTGCCACAAGTCCACGTCACCACAGAAGCGGCTGTCACAAGCGGTACGTTTTGGTATAACCCATCGAATAGCCGCGTTTATATCGGCATCAATCCCTCTGGCAAAGTAGTTGAAGTCTCCTACACGGTTTTCTGTTTGAACTCAGGTGAAGACGGAATCACCATCAAAGGCGGTCTCGTTGAGAAGTACGCTTGTCAGCGCCAGAATGCCGCACTCGATTTTGAACAGGGCACGAACACGCTTATCGAAAATGTGACCGTGCAGCTTTGCCACTGGAAGGGCGCGGCGGCAAATCAGGGCAGCCGGTTTATTAACTGTCGATTCCTGCGTATGGGGCAGATGGGTTTCGGCGGTACGGGTAACATCCTTGTGCAGGGATGTGAAACCGCCTATAACAATTATGCGAAGTTTGAAGAAAACTTTGAAGCAGGCGGCTGTAAAATTGGCAACTCATTTCAAGCGGTGCTGCGCTCAAATTGGGCGCATCACAATAACGGTCCCGCTTTATGGTTGGATATTAACAATCGCGAATACATAGTAGAGCATAACGTTTGTAACGACAATTCGCGGCACGGCATTTATATTGAAATTAGTTTTTACGGTATTGTAAGGAATAATTGGTGTGGGATGAATGCGCCTGATGGGACGGGGGACGTATTGAGTCCCGGCGCTTTAGCTGCCCAAATCCGTGTCGAATCGTCAATGGATGTGGAAGTCTACGATAATATATGCGTCGTCCCTGCACAGCATGACGGTTTACGGACAGCGGGTATCGGGGTCACAAACACAGCCCGAAACTCATCAAGCGTATGGTCGTCCACCTATGGCGCGTGGCTGTCAAAACGAAATGTCGTAAGAGACAACGACATCTACTACATGGGTGACGGTGAAAGCGGCATGAGAGCGTGGACGGACACCAGCGCGTTCTATACCAACAGCCCAACGGGCCCATATAACAATCGCTGGTTTGGTAATCGTTACCACCGTTTAGGCGGATTCACAGCGAATTATTTTCAGTGGGGTAACACGTCGGGTAGCACACTCCGCGTTCCGTTGTCCACATGGCAAGGTTACGGATTCGATAGCACTGCCAGCGGGTCAACAGTGGATACCGCCGTCACGTCGTCAACGGATGACATCCCCCCAGTCACTGTACGCGGCTCGATGGAATACCGTGATCGGATTTTGTCCACGCTCCCGACCAACCTCATCCGGTATTACCCGCTGGATGATACTAGCGGCGTAACCGTTAAAGATCAAAGTAAATATCAAGTGAACGCCGTCGGCGCAAACCTACTACTAAACCAGTCGGGTATCGGTGACGGACGCAGATCAATTGACTTCACCCGTGACAACGGCGGGACTCTCGGCAGTTACATCAATCTGCTCGGCTCATCATTTAATACCGACTTTGACCCTAACGAGTTTACAGTCCACTTTTGGACTAAACTTACCACTGCGTCGGCATCTGATACAACAACCCATCGCTTTGCCTACATTGAAGGCAATAACGTATGGCTTCAGATGCAAAAGATATACAGCGGTTCAACCCCTAAGTGGCGTATGGCGCTTGACCTCAACGGGGTTAATGTTGCCACGTATAGCGATAACAACCCGACAGCGGACTGGACACGTTGGACAATGGCACGCTCCCAAAAAGGGGCTGACGGGTTAACCACTGGGACGGACGGTTATCTCAAAATATACAAAGACGGGGTGCTGGTATCAAATACGGTCAACAGTGCTTTTGTCAGCAGTAACACGTTTACAAAGGCGCTTTTAGCCTCTTTTAGCGCGACCACCTCATCCGGCTCGGATTGCAACTTGCAGCACGTCGCAATTTGGAATCGTGCGCTCACAGATGCAGAGGTTATCAACTTACAGGACATCAATGATGCGCCCAAAGTTATTAGCATTGCCAAACAATTTTACTCAGAAGGCCAAACGATTAGCCTGAGTATTCAGGCATCGGATAACAACCTCGTTAACACGCTATCGTATACCAGCGACAATCTGCCTACAGGACTGGTTATCAGCGCGGCAACAGGCGTTATCACGGGTACACTGACAAACGCGACATCAGGTTACTGGACATCCACGATCCGTGTTTCGGATAACGGTTCGCCTGTACGCATGACCCCGTTAGCCCTAGAATGGGTTGTGGCAGACGCGAACATTATTCAGTTGACGGGCATCGCATCCGGTGAAGCGTTTGGGGCGTTGACCGTCACGACGGGTAATGTCAGCATCGCTCCAACGGGCATCGCCAGCGGCGAGGCGTTTGGAACGCTTACGGTTACGACGGGTAATGTCAGCATCGCTCCAACGGGCATCGCCAGCGGCGAGGCGTTTGGAACGCTTACGGTTACAACGGGCAATGTCAATATCGCTCCAACGGGCATCGCCAGCGGCGAGGCGTTTGGAGCGCTGACCGTCACGACGGGCAATGTCAATATCGCTCCAACGGGCATTGCATCCGGCGAAGCGTTTGGGACACTGGTTGTCAGTCGTTCAATAAGTGTTACGGGCATTGCATCCGGCGAAGCGTTTGGAGCGCTGGCGGTCACAACGGGCAATGTGAATATTGCCCCGACGGGCATTGCATCCGGCGAAGCGTTTGGCACTGCGATTTTCAACGCTGGGTTGGTACAAATTGCCCCGTCGGGTATTGCCAGCGGTGAGGCGTTTGGAGCGCTGACCGTCACGACGGGCAATGTTGACATCGCTCCAACGGGCATTGCATCCGGCGAAGCGTTTGGGGCAGTAACGGTCAACACAGTTACGACGGTTACGGTTACTGGCATCCCCAGCGCGGAAGCCTTTGGGACGCTGATTATCACCACTGGCAATGTTGACATCGCCCCGACTGGTATTGCCATCCGATGAAGCGTTTGGGTTGTCACGGTCACGACGGGCGCTGCAAATATTGCGCTGACGGGTATTGCATCCGGTGAAGCCTTCGGCAATGCGGTCATCGCTACAGCAGACATCACGATTACGTTGGCTGGTATCCCATCAGGCGAGGCATTTGGTAATGCCGCCATCACCACTGGCAATGTTGACATCGCCCCGACTGGTATCCCATCCGATGAAGCCTTTGGCGACGCAGCATTCACGACTGGTAATGTCAATATCGCCCCGTCGGGTATTGCATCCGGTGAAGCCTTTGGGCATATGCTCGTGGATTACGAAGGCGTTGATCTATTCCCGGATGGCATCCCGTCGGGCGAAGCATTTGGGGCGTTGGTTGTCACGACTGGCAACGTCAATATTGCGCCCATCGGCATCCCGTCCGGCGAATCGTTTGGGCTGTTCACTGTCAACGCGCCCGGACGCAAAGGGATTACAGTGACTAGCGAAGTTCTAACCCACCGCGCCGCCGTTGTCCTCACACCCATTCAGGCTGCCGCTAGCTTTGATAGCGGCGATCTACTGACGTTGCAGGCCACGTTCACAGTTAACGGGATTAACGTAGACCCAGTGCAGGTCAACTTTTACACGATGAATCCGGCAGGCGTGGTCGCGGTTTACGTTTACGGCACACATAGGACGGTACGTAAACTGAGTACGGGGCGCTATCAAATCGCGCTGGCGCTGGCAGCGGAAGGCGATTGGCACTGGCGCTGGCAAGGGGTAGGCGACTGTACAGCCGTGATAGATGGTCGGGTTTATGTCCGAGATGGAGTATTTTGATGGCTGAAATCGCAGGGACTAAAGCATTAGGGTTGGCACAGGTAGGCTTTAAACGGGACTTTAAAGCGCTTCTGCAACCTGTCATCACGCAAGCATCCGGTTTACTAGTACGCGCCGCCGGAAACAACGAGAACAAAATCCCGAAAGCCGCCGAAAAACAACTTGTGACCGCTATTGGGGAATCGGTGCAGCGCGTCTTTGTTGGCACGGATGGCAGAAGCGCGTTTGCTGACGACGGGGTAACAGCGATTGCGCCCTATCCCGCTGCGCTCAATACGTGGTATGCGCTCATCACCGCCGAGATTGTCCGGACAAGCGCGAAGTCAATGAAGGCCGTCATCAAAGACGATGCCGTTTACCGTTGGTTGGCAGCGGCGCAACCGCCTGAAAACGCCACCGTTGGCGGGGTAAGCGAGTTAACCGTCAGCGCGAGGACGACTGCTAACTTCGTGCGAGACAGTCTACTTGAGTACGATCCTATGCACTTTTTCGTAAACCCTGTAGACGGGTATCGTCTATCAGATCGCATTTGGCAGACCAGTTTACGGACACGGACACAAGTAGATGCGCTGCTAGCGGAAGGCATCCGCAACGGTGAAGGGTCGCTTCGGTTATCGCGGCGGCTCGAACAATTCTTATTACCCGGCGCTGCACTCGTCCGTACATCACGCCCTTACGGGACGGATGCAAGCTACAGCGGTATGCGGTTGGCGAGAACCGAAATCACGGCAGCGGGAGGCAGATCAACGATGTTGGCCGGACGACTGAATCCGTATGTGACGGGGATAACGTGGCGGCTTTCACTTAGCCATCCACGTAGTGATATTTGCAATGGCTTGGCAGCGGGTAGCCCGTATGATTTTGGCGCAACACCTTCCTATCCAGCGCACCCTCACTGCCTTTGTACGCTTGTCCAGAATGTCACGACCACCCCCGCGCAGGTGACTAGTGACCTTCGAGAACTTATGGAAAACGGTCAACCCGCGCCCTTGACTCCGGCAAACGCGGAAGGCTTGTTATCGCTCATCTTGGGCGCTGCGCTCTACGGGTTGCTTAGGGGTATCGTGCAAAGTTAGACATATTTCCACATTATTGCGTTTTCTGGTATAATAAGCGGAACAATTGTTCCGCTTTTGAGTTCAGGAGAGTACCTTTGAGTACCGAAGCAACCCTGTCAGCGATAACCCAAGATTACCCCAAAGACATCATTTATCATCAATGCGATATTTCCCCTTACTGCACTGGGTCGTTTTATCTAGGCAGCGATTACTTTCGGGATTTCCCTACCTACCTACGGGTCTGTATTCAATCAACGTTCCCGCATCTGTTATCAGCCCGCGCCGACTCCGTTCCAGAAACCCCGCAACCAATTACCGTAGGCGGGATCGCTGAGTTTGAGCGCCGGGCGCGGCAGTGGCCTACGTGCGAGTGGTACAAAATGGAATACGGGGAGTCTTATTTTCAGCATGAGGGCTATACATACAAAAACCTACCGTCTGGCGCACAGGGCTTAGATGAGGGTTTGCTACAAGACACCGTAGACTGGCTGACCAAGTATACAGACCACAGTTTACTGATGGAGGTGGATGGATGAGCGACAATAACGAGATACCACCTGTGCCTCAACTTCCGAAAAACATTAGACCCGCTTGGGAGAGTTACGACAATCGGATTCCTGACGAAAGCGAAATTGCGCGCCTGGCAAAGCCAAAAGTAGACCCGCCTGATAGTAAATGGTTGGACAAAGCGCTCACTGTCGTAGGGCGCTTTCTGAGAACGGAAGCGACTCAACTAGAGGCAGGTAAGTGGGTACATTTTACGTGGCCTGCAATGCGCGATATGGGTGGAAGCAGACGCAAATGGAATAAACACTACAAGGCAGTTATCCCCTATCTAACGGGTAGGGGTTACATCGTGGGGTATGTAGATGCGTTTGGTCTTGTGGCTTTACGCATCCAACTTAAAAGCAAAAGTTTGGAAAACCAAAATCATGAAAACCAGTAACCCGTCCCCCGTCCCCCCAAATCGTAATCAGCAAACTACCGTTGCCTTCGTTCTCGTAATCGTCGGCATCCTTTTGTTAGCTGCTAGCTACGGCTTCCTTGCTGGCATAATCGGTTTACTGGTCGCCCTGTTTGCCTGTTATCTTGGCAGCAATACGCCGCCGACGCGGAAACAGTCATCGCTAACGATGACAGAGCGCAAGATTGGCAACAAAAAAGCGGATGGAGAGGAGCGGTTACAGTGATTGATGGCAAGATCGTATTAGAATATGACTTTAGAGATGTCACGATTGCAGACCGGGAGTTTCTTCTAGAGGTATGCGCTAACGAGGACAAGCTATCAACGATAGCCAATTTTATACGGGTGCTGGAAGTCGCGCAGAAACACACGAAAGCGAATATCTACGATTCCCCCACAGAGTACGTAATAGCTATTGTGGAAGGTTTTTTAACTGTGCTAAAAGACAATTTCGTTCAACTCAGTAAAGGTAAACGTGATGACCGATAACCAGAACACAGACAACAGTAACCCGATTCCTCATGCGGATGACATCCGTAAACAGTCGCTTGATAGCCCTGCTGACGTACAGGTGTGGGTAGCGGGGATGCTGGAAACGGTAGCGGCTTTCATACGGAAGCATACAGACGCGCTCAATGAGGGGCGCGTTATCCGGTTTTACCCAGTAGAAGATGGCGTTAGCCGGATGTGGGAATTGCATGGATACCGGATTACTCCTGCTGTAGAGCAACGCGGTTACAAAGCGGATGTTGGCTTACCCATTTCCGGCGAACTGATGACACAGGAAACGAAAACCGTCCTCTTGATTTCGCTACCAAAGCCGGGTAGCGGGAAGGTGATCGCCGAATGACCGTTATCATTGGACTCGAACACAAAAACAAGGTTTACATGGGGGGTGATAGTATCTCTCTCAGCGGGTGGAGTAAAGCGCCCATCGCTGGCGAAAAGGTATTCAAGCGCTCTTTTAAAAGCGGCACCCTATCCCGCGATTTCATCTTCGGTTTCGCTGGCAGCCCACGCGCCGCCCAGCTTGTCGAATACCGTTTACAGCCGCCCGTTATCAGTGATGCCGCCGAACTTGCATCCAAGTTTCCTGTAAGCATTGACGACCTCGCGCTGGCTGCGAGATGGGCGGCGCTGCTGTCTACTGAAGGTGTTAATTTGCCCGATGTGATGCGCCGCTACTTGGGTAGTAACCCGTCTTTGGCATTACGCCTATCAATCGCTATCGGTGGCTTAGACCAATTAGCCGAAATGTGTGTACCGATTAGCCAAGTCTACCCTGACCGGAGCGAAACCGTTACCCGTGTACTAGAGGGGCTAACCCTTGACGCGCAGAAGTTCCAAGAATACACAGCGAGCTTTGCAAAAGAGCAAAACGAAGGCGACCAGTAACCATGCGCCTCTGCCTCGCGCTCATGATGCAAAATGAAGCCGACTGGATTCGCTTGCACGTCCGCCACCTGCTACCCGTCGTTGACGGCTTGATCGCTGTTGACGGCGGGTCAACGGATGACAGTATGCAGGTTATTGAAAGCATGGGTGGCCTTGTCTTTCTACGTCCCTTTGATTACAACTTTTCAGGACAAGCCAATTACCTAATCCAGTGCGCGGAAGCTGCTGGTTACGACGCAATCCTAAGACTTGACCCCGACGAAACCATGTTTGCCGAACACGTTATCCGCATACGGGCGATCTTGGAAGCGGGTGACTTTCACCTCCTGCACATTCCTCGTATCAACTTTGTTGGGGATCGTCTGCATCACAGCCCACTTATTGACCCTCATGCTCAATGGAGAGCGTGGGTACTAAATCGCGGCATCCGTTATCACGCGGTCAAGGTACACGAAACCCCCATGCTGCCCTCTGGTTTGCTGACAACGGTTGTCCCTGATGTGGCAATCTATCATTACGGGTTCGTCAAGCCAACGAGTGAGCGCGAGTACGGCTGGCAAGTCTACAGCGCACTGCAATCCGGCCAGCCCGTTCCCGCGAAACCTGATCACTTTGAAGACGACGGCAGTCACTTTGACCGTGAGCCGTTTACAGGTAGCCAGCCTGTAGACCCGTTTGAGGTCGGCATCCGTGCGCCGTTGGTAGGCAGACTGAATATGCACTTGTCCGTTAACTTGGTGGGGGATAGAGCCATCGAATACGGCTTCATCGAAAACCGCATCCCGTTAGCCAGTTCGCCAGAATGCCGTGCGCTGGATGTTGGGAACGGCGGCGAATGGCGGTTATCGCTGGCAGCACAGAGGGCGGGGTATCAGGTGACAGCTATCGACTACGAAGCCACGTCAGCGCCGCCGAATGTGGACATGATAACGGGTGACTTGTTGACCGTTGACCTACCCGTTTACGATCTGATTATGGTATGCAGCACGATTGAACACGTTGGGCTGAAAGGTCGCTACGGGGTGACTGAGGGGGATGTTGACGGCGACCTGAAAGCGATGCGACGATTGGTAGACGCGCTGAAACCGGGCGGCTGTTTGCTGTTGACGCTGCCTGTTGGCGTTGACCGTGTACATAAACCCATGCATCGGGTCTACGGGTCAAGGTTGTTTGATCTGGTCGTTGGGTTGGAAGTCGAATACCGCGAATGGTGGGCTAAGTTATCCGGCGACTGGCAGCAGGTAACAATGACGGAAGCGATGCGTACGCCGTCGGTTGCGGTGAGCCGGACGGACTGGCAAGGATCGGTGTACGGGTTGGGATTACTTGTATTGAGGAAGGAAAACGAAAATGACAGGCGAAAAGAACACCAAAGCATTACTAAAGAGATGGCCTAAAGCTGAAAATGTTCAGGAAGCGAATGATTGCCCATGTGGGCGCGAGCAATTGATGATTAGTTTTCAATTGCCCCAGTTTCAAGATCGCTCTGTGGGAGACGGGCGACATGGCGAGCCAATGGAAGATTGCGGGCTTTGGTGTTCCGTTTGCAATTGGAGTAACGCCGGGGCTAGACCAAAGTTGTCAGCGACCCCATAGCTAAAGCTAGGGGCTTGTAGCAATGCAAGCCGTGCTGACCAGACTCAGTTCCCTTCGGGGAACTCCGTTAGCGGTGAATATAGATAGGCACTTCAGGGTGACGTTCCAGCCCTGAACGCTGCGGTACACGATTAAACAGGTTGAGGGTCTAAACCAGTGTCGTGTACATAAAACCACCGCATAACATTGTCGAGGAAGACTTCACCCCGCGCAAGCGGAGGAGGCTTTGAGGGAGAGCCATAGGTAACTTAAATCTCCCTTTCCCTTTGGGGATACTTGTCCGACAGAATTGAAAGGATTAAGGTGCTTACCTCCCCATAGCTAAAGCTAGGGGTATCTCGCACCAATTTTGATGATGAGCGATGATCTAGCACCTCAACACGGAATTGAAATCGGCTATCTTAGAGAACTGGTTACGGCTATTAATGTTGCTTTCAATCTAGAGGAATCCAACGAGTACACCCGTGTGCTAGACGGCGACCTGTTGGCGGAATGGCGACGGATTCACCGTCGGCAGTTGATAAATTGTCCTAATACGAGGCACGACATCCGCTTTATGGCAGACCGCAATCCGCATTACAGGGAAATTAAAGCCTTTGACGACCTCGTTGATAATCTGAAAGACGGCCTTGCTAACGGCAACCTGGCTACCAAGATTACGCTTGAAGATATTAAGCAGGCCGAGCGCGGTTGTGAAGCGCTGGAAACTTGTCTACTGCACACGGGTTGGGGCAATTTTGATGAGCGATGATCTAGCACCCCGCGTCCTCGTTTTCCGGTTAACCGTTATCCAGATAGCTTTCATCCTGCTATCGGCAGCGGTAGGGTTTGGCGTGATGGTTGCCGCATACAGTTTACTTGGGACAACTGGGCTTGTCCTCTGTTGGCTAGCTAACGGTGTCGGATTGGTAGCGGGTGGACTGTATGCGGCAAACGAGGCCTATGTAGATGAGGACGGGGAGATGACAGAATAATGCTAACCCTGTTTACCGTCCTCAAACCGTTTACCGATCCTCATGTCGCTTGCATCCAGCTTAACGCGCTCCGTAGTTGGCAGCAGTTACCCGGCGGGGTACAGATCATCGCTTTCGGTGACAAGCCCGACGTTGCGGACGTATGCAGCGAACTTGGTATCCAGCACGTTAGCGGTATTCGCTGTCATCCGGGCGGCATGGAATACGTGAGCGATGCTTTTCGTCAGGCGTGGATTATTGGCAAATATGACCTCATGTGCTATGTGAACGGCGACATCATTCTGCCGCCAACTTTTTGCGATGTCGTTAACGCCATTGATTGCGCGGATTACCTGATGGTCGGGCAGCGGCATAACACACCCGTCAGCCACGCTATCCCGTTTCCCGTTGGCTGGTGGCGTGACCTGCAAACGCTGGCGCTGGCAACGGGGCATCGACATACGGCAAACGGGGCGGATTACTTTGTCCACAGGCGAGAACAGTTTGCGCCGCTGCCGGATTTGGTCGTCGGTAGTTGGTTTTGGGACAACGCGCTCATAGGCCGCGCCCTCGCTGCCGGGTCGCTCGTTATCGATGCAACCGAAACCGTGCTGGCGATTCACCAAGACCATAGTTACCAGC